ACAACCACTGCCACCACCAACGAATCCTGATGCACCCAAACCACAGGTAGAGGATTCGCAGGAAGATGCTGTCGATACTGCGAACGAGCAAACCACCAAAGCATTCGTACTTTGGCGACGCAAAGCGGAACGACGTTTGATAAATCAGAAGTCGTTGGACTTTGACTTTGTACATGATGACATCAGTCCTGAAGATGGTGCATGGATTAAGTACCAACTTGCTGATTGTGCGACTGTGCAGGAAATCAAGTCGTTGTTCGATTCGCTTAAAGCGATGGATATAACACCACAGGAAGAAGCGTTGTACGACGTGATTCGCACCTATCTTGGTGCACGTGGTGAAGAAGCGGTTCTTATCCTGCAATCAGGTCAACCATTACCTGATGGATTTCTTGATGGACTAATTGAGGAATTGCGACCTGTCCTGACTGCAAAGATGCGTGATGACCTGAACAAGTTGGAGGAACGTTACACAATCGACATTGACCCTGCTGTGCAGGAGGACATTATCATTCGTCAATTTCAGGCGTATGCACCAAAACTTATCAAAGAGTTGAATGCGACCACAGAGAAGTTGGTGAAGCGTGTTATCGACAATGCACGTAGTGTTGGTGGTGTCACCAACGAGGAACTTGCAATCCAACTGACACCTGCGTTTGGTGATAGACGTGCTTCGATGATTGCTGTCACAGAGTACACACGAAGTGCAAGTAACGCAACGACGGTGTATCAGGATTACTTGTCAGAGTATGGCATTAGGACTGTGCGTGTATGGAACACCGAAGCGGATGAAATCGTCAAAGAATGTCCCATCTGTTTTCCATTGAACGGCAAACCAGAGGAGGTATGGAAAGAACGATTCCCTGATGGTGCACCTGCACATCCTCGTTGTCGATGCGACATTACGCTTAAGGTGGTGCGTAGATGAGAATCGAAGTCAAGATTCCAAAGGACTTATTAAGCGACATTGAGAACGTGTACAAAACCGTTTCAGAACCTGTCCTCGTTGGGTTAGCCACCGAAGTACAGCATGAATTGATGTCGCAAAAACCACCACCACCACCACGTGGTTCAATGCAGTTCGTATCAGATGCACAACGTAAGTTCGTGATGGCTTCGATACGACGTGGTGACATCACAGTCCCATACAAGCGTGGTATTGCGAAGCAATCAGAACGAATGAATCGTTCGTTTAAGATTATTCGTGCACCACGTGAAATCGTTCTCACCAATTCTGCAAGTTACTGGCAGTATGTTATCGGTTCGCAACAAGCACGAATCCATCGAAACAGATGGAAAACCGCTTCGCAGATGGTAGAGAAAGTCATTCGTAGTGGGTTGCTTACTGATTTGGTCAATACTGCTATTCAGAAGAAGTTTGGTTAGGAGTATGCAGATGAAAGCAACGTACATACCACCTGTTGCAGTCGCACAGAACGCACAACAAGCACTTGACGTTCGTGCATCGAAACCTGCATCACAGCAGGGAATGACACCTGTTGGGCTAGCACGTGCAAATCAACTTGCATCACGACGACCTGTATCACTTGAAACCATACGACGAATGGTGTCCTACTTTGACAGACATGAAATCGACAAGCGTGGTTCGACATGGTCTGAAAAGGGGAAAGGGTGGCAAGCATGGTACGGTTGGGGCGGTGATGAGGGTCGTGTTTGGGCGAATAGTATTATTAGACAAGTAGAGGGAGTGAAGATTATGGAAGAGAAGCAATTTATCGTTGCGATGCGTGATGGCATGTTCTACATCTACCAAAATGCAGAGGACACCGAACCTGTTGTAGAGGACAGTGTTGAGAACTTTCTTGACACACTTGTTCGCATGATGGGTTATTCACGTGATGAAACAGAGGAATTGGTAGAGGAAGCCACCGAAGCCAACGATGATGAGGAATTGGTACAAGAAGATGCGCCAATGATGGAAGCGGAATCAGAGAAAGTAGACATGACGACTGCACAACGTGATGCACTACCTGATGCTGACTTCGCTATTCCACAATCACGCAATTTCCCTGTTGCTACACCACAGGACATTAGCGATGCTGTGTCAAGTTGGGGTCGCTATCGTGGTAATGTATCGTTCGAAGTGTTTAAGCGCAATCTGATTGCGATTGCACGTCGTAAGGGTCGTGCGTTCGTAGACGCTTTACCACAGTCATGGAAAGATGAAATGGCAGAAGAAGTGAAGCATGTTGCACGAACCATTCTGACACGAATGAGTTAGTGTTGACAGTACACTTATAATAGAAGTAGGAGGGTGCATGAACATTTATGCTGTAAAGAATGTGTCACAAAATATGCTCGCAGGTCGTGCCATCGTATTTGGTGGTGTAGACGTTGTTGGTGACACATTTACACCCAACACTGACATTGGAAGTACACGTTCGTTCGTAGGAATGCCTGTGTATTGGAATCATGCGATGTCAGGTACAAAGTCCCAAATTGGTGTTGTGACTGATTGGGAGAAGAACGAAGAGGGAATAGACCTGATAATCGAAATCGACAAGCGTGGTAAGTACGTTGCACAAATCATGGAACTTGCCAAAAGAGGAATGCTTGGACTTTCGACAGGTGCAGTAGGAAACACCGTTGTTCGCAAGGGTGGTGAAATACTGCGATGGATAGTAGGTGAAGTCAGTTTGACCACGACACCTGCTGAACCACGAACCTATGCGAATGTTAAGACAGCAAGTGCAGATGCCTTGTCAGTAAAACATGTCGCTGGTTATACATTCGATATTTCGGAAACTAATTTATCAGACTTTAAGGAGATGACTATCATGTCTATTGACAAAGACGCTTTGAAAGATGCCTTGTTGGATATTGCAGGTGAGCCTGCACAAGGCGGTGGGTTGTATATGGGTGGTAAAGCACCGAACGTCAAGAACGTAACGACTTTGGGTTTCAGTGAGGAGCCTGTTAAGGCGTTCTTCCATTACATCAAGACTGGCGACAAGATTGCGGCTAAAGCAACGATGGTCGAGGGTACTGATGCCAACGGTGGTTACACCGTACCGAACGAGGTTGAGCGTGAAATCATCAGCAAGCGTGATGAAGAGTCGATTTTGGGTCGCTTACCAATCACTCGTCGTCGCACTTCACGTGATTACTACGATGTCAACGTTGGTGAGAACAATTCAGACTTCTCATTCACGGCTGAAGCCAACACTGCGAACTTTGATGAGCCAACCATGGGTCAGTCAAGCATTCGCATCTACAAGGCTACGTTGGCACTTAAGGTTTCAGAGGAATTGTTGAACGATTCAATTAGCGATATTGAGGGTTTCATCACTGCTGAAATTGGTCGTGCACTTGCTCGTCACGTGAACACCTACATCTTGACTGGTTCAGGTTCGAGCCAACCATACGGTGTTGCTACTCGTGCTTCATTGAGTGAAACCCTTGCTTCTGCTACTGGTGTAGACGCACAGGACATTCAGAACATCTATCACAAGTTGCCAAGTGCCTACCATCAGGGTGGTAACACTGGTTGGGCGATGCGTATTGCGACGTTGGGTGGCATTCGTGGTTTGACTGGCAATCCGTTCTTGTATCAGAACACTCCTGCTGGCACGAATGGTCAAGGTGGCGAGCAACTCATGTACCGACCTGTGTTCTTGAGCGACAAGGTTGGTGCACCAACGACAGGGTTGACTTCAATTCTGTTCGGTGACTGGTCGCAGTACTACTTCGTTGAGAACGGTGGTTTGACCATTCGTCGCAACGAGTATGCTTACATGGAGAATGGTTTGGTTGGAATCTTCGCTACGGTTCGTTGGGGTGGTGATGCGGTTATCACCAACGCATTCGTCAAGGGCGTTCAAGCCTAATCTAGGAGGAACGAACCTTGAAAGTGCTACTTAACATTTCGATAGCACGATTCATCAATGGTTCTTGTAAGATTTTCAAAAGTGGGGAGGTCGTTGACCTCCCTGCTGATGAAGCGGAGAGAATGATTGTATTGGGGCGTGCAAATAGGGTTGATGAACCAATACAGCAAGAAGTTGACGTTCAGGTATCACCCAAACCAAAATCAACTTCGAAGCGAGGTGCGTAATGGCGTACATCACTACTGCTGAATTGAAAAGTTTCTTGGATATTACAAGTTCTGCTGACGATGCGCTTCTCGGAATTATTATTGCAAGTGCACAGGAAGCAATAGACAACTATACACTTCGCACATTCGAACCATCAGGTGCACAGGGAGGACATCACCCACACAAGTTTACACCACTTCCTAGACGACTTGGTGGTGACGTTGATGATGAGAATCCCCGATTGCTATGGTTGCAGGATATGGATTTGTCAGAGATTCAGTCAGTAGTAAATGGTGACGGTGTTACGATTCTCTCTACTGAATATATTACGAATCCTATCAACCATACACCGTGGTATGCAATCGAACTGAAGCGTGGTTCTAGCAAAGTGTGGACTTACACAGGGAACTCACCAGAGGGAACGATTGTTATCACAGGGAAATGGTGCTATGCACTTGAAGCACCTGCTGACATCAAGATGGCGATGTACAAGTTGTGTAAAGCATGGTACAACGGTCGTGCTGACAGCACAGGTGATAGGGACATACTGACGACTGATGGTGTTGTGTTGGTGCAGTCGAGGATTCCTAGCGATGTTACTGCAATCTTGAGTAAATACAAGAGGTACTCGTAATGGCTAGTCAATTACTCACCATCATTAACGCAATCAAAGCGTACAACCCACAGTACAACGGACAGAATGTCACGATTCGTTCAGGGTCTACAATTCCCAATACTGCGAATGCGACTGATTTACCAATGCGTATCATCAGCGCAATCGGAAATAGTGCAGGACAGGTTCAACGTATGACGCTTGGGTCTAGTCCTGTAATCACCCTACGATGGCAAATCACGGATGTACTATTGGGACAGCAGGTTGGACTAGGGATGGGTGAAAAAGACCAAAGCGATGCACAGATTGCATACGCATCTGCATATGCTGACTTAATACGAACGCTTGTTACCAACAAGTATCAAATTGAGGATGTACGCATCGTGATGGAAACCATCGAATATCCTGTTGAATCAGGGAATCGGTTCTACGGTGTTACCTGCGAGTATATCATTAAGGAAATAATCCAATAGGAGATTGCACATGGCACAGACTACAGGCGCAATTACAGGCGCAACAGCAAAGATTGAAATCAACGTAAACAGCACAGGGTACGTTGACATTTCAGGTTCTTCGCAGAGCATTGATGCTGTCGAAATGACACGTTTAAATGGTTCTGCACACACGATGGAGGGTGATTATGCCGTACTCACGTTCGGTAAGCAACCCCCAACGGAAATCACCGTGAACGTGTTATACACCGAAGTTTCGACAGAGGGTTTCATGAAAGCGGTGTCAGCATTGAAGAATAACCAATCGGTTGTACTTCGTTGGTATCCTGCAGGTTCGTTAGGAAAGTACTTCTTGACACCTGCTGGTGCAAAAATCTCAAGCGTTTCACTACCTGGGAATGACGCTTCAAGTGGTGAACCGCTTATGGTTTCGTTCACCGTTATGTCACCTGGGATTGAAACCGACATCGCTTAAGGAGGACTGAACTATGGCACAAACGACAGGTGCTATGACTGGTGCTACTGGTAAAATCGAAGTTTCGACTGATGGTAGCACGTGGTACAACATTTCGGGTTCATCGCAGAGCATTGATGCAGTAGAGTTCACACGGTTGAACGGTTCTGCACATACGTTCGAGGGTGACTATGCTGTCCTGACTTTTGGTAAGCAACCACCGACTGAAGTCACGGTCAACATTCTGTACACCGAAGTTTCAGGTGAAGCGTTTCTTCGTGCTGTATCAGCATTGAAGAACAACACGACGTTTAAGGTACGATGGCAAGCGATGGATATTGCGGAAACCACGTATCAGCGGTACTTTACTGCAGGAACGTCAAAAGTTTCATCGGTTTCACTACCTGGGAATGATGCGTCAAGTGGTGAACCATTGATGGTGTCGTTCACGGTTATCTGTGGTGGTATCGACTATGAATTGGTTGTACCTGCACCGTAATCAGGAATGACTTGCGTAGGATGTTATAATGGGTGTAGAGGGGAAAATCCTCTCTACACCTAATCTTTATCTAGGAGATACGATGTTATGGCTACGAAAAAGACTGTGAATGAGAATGCGTTGGTAATCGACATCGACATGAATAATTTCATGATAGATGACTTGGAAATCTTGGACAAATGTGCTCGTGGTGAAGCGTCATTAAGTGACGAAATTGCTGTGTTCGAGCGAATTGTCGTTGGTGGTGTACGTGGTAAGTACAAAGCACATGAGATTCGAAACATTCGTGATAGTGTTCTTAATTCATTACGGAATGCTTCGAAAGACCCAAACTAATAAAGCGGTTGTACGACTTTTTCTACACGAATGGCGCACAACCGCATGAATACAGAGTGTATTATTGGTGCATGAAGTTGCAGTGTAGACCTGACCAACTGCCACCGCTTAAAACGCTACTGACTTGGGAAACGATTATGGACATCGAACACAAAGTTGGTGCGAAGAAAGCGCAAATCGCAAGCACCAAGAGGAGGTAGTATGGCAGAAGAACGCCCAATAGTAATACGATTCGTTGGTGAAGATAGTGTAACGACTGTTGCGAATAAGGTTTCTGCATCTGTTGAAAAAGTTGGAAAATCAGCAGGAACATCTGGCAAGGGTCTTTCTGCTTTTGCAGGAACGATTGGGAATGTCGCAAGTGCGGCAGGACTTGCTG